GTTTCCCCATTTCGGTATCTTTCCAAAGAATACTCTTTACATAACGAAGGGGATACATCTTTCAAAAAATTATATAGGTTCATTCCTATACCACAGTTGTGACATTTATAAAAAAAGTCATTACCTTTAACAAAAAAATAACCCCTTGCCTTGCTCTTGTTCTTTTGAGAATCACCACAAATTTTACATCTGCAATTTGCAAGGTTATCGTTCTTCCATTTGAATCTTTCTAGTAATGGAGAGATTTGATTAATGTACTTTTTATCTATGTACATACTCATATTAAACTTTCCAATCTATCGTTGCCGCTTTTTTGAACTTCTCCTCGAATCCGTTTTCTTCATACCCAGAACCAAATCCTTCTTCTGGTGTCTGGTTAGATTGTACTAGTCCAAACTGTTCATCTTTCTTGACATCATACAATTTCATTTTGGCTCTATTGATGCCTACAATAAATTTTCTATTCTGTACAGTGTCGTTGTATCTGTTTTTCAGTTGCTTAATTAAAACCTGACCCAGTTCATCTAGTTCTTCTGTTGCTATAAGTGCAATCATAAAATCGGCAGTGGCAGGAAGTCCAAACGATTCGCTTGTATCTTCAAGACTGACATCGGACGAAGAAAATCCTGTACGGTTTGTCTGAGTTGCAGAAAATATAGGAATGTTTTTCTCTACTGCCAATCCTCTTATTTCCTCTGCAATAGATTTGACATAAGTATATGAATTTACATTACTATTTCCTTTTAATCGTGATGAAGCGCATATATTTAAATAATCGATGAACACTATATCTGGTTTAAATTTCTTTTTAAGTGCCAATTCGTCAATAAGAATCCTAAAGTGATTTGCATTGGCTGTTGCAGTCGGATATTCCTTGATGATTAACTTACCGCTGACATTACAAGTCGATGTTTTTATTTTCTTGTCATACATTTGCTTTGGAAGTTCTTTCAAATCGTCCATTGTGATATCCATAAGGTTTGCATCAATTCGTTCTGCAATTCTTTCCTCTGCCATTTCACAAGTGATGTAAAGAACATTCAGGTTTTGTACCAGACAGTTCGCGGCATGATGACACATAAACAATGACTTACCTACACCTGTACCTGCCATTATGATATTAAGAGTTTTAGGTGGTGTACCACCCGATGTAATCTTGTTCATGAATTCTAAATCAAATGGTACTTTGGATTCTTTCTTGTGATAAAAGTCATACCGTTCTTCGGCATCTTCAATATAGTCATGTCCAATATGGGTGTCAAAAGAAACTGCAAGTGCATCAGATAAAATCTCTGGAATTGCCGTATCACTTTTATCTTTTGATTTGCCATCAATGATATGAATAGATTCCATAATAGCATTATACACTGCCTTATCTTTGCAAAACTTTTCTGTTTCATTAATCAGCCAATCAAAGTTGGTACTTTCATCTGCACTCAATTCTTCTAACGTAGAAACTATTGTTTTATATTCATCTTCATTGATACTTTTATTTTTATCCAACGATATAATAACTGCCTCTTTCGTAGGAGGAGTATTATATTTGGAAATAAACGACTGCACTGCTTTGTACAATACTCTTTCGTTTTTATCGTGAAACAATGATTCGTTTAAAAACGGAGATACCCTACGAACATATTGTTCATTGTATATTAGATTACTCAGGATAACCTGTTCGATAGAATTCAAAGTTATTCTTCTTCCTCAAAATTTTTACCATCTCTTCGATGTTTTTCTTGTTCTATTTTTTCTCTAATTATTTGATTTCCTACTTCATCTGGAGTATCTGGCATATCATCCAAGTTTACATGCGAACGAAATTCACCTTCTCCTAATTGTTCATCTAAAAGTTCGACAAGAATATCTCCCATAAAATTCATCATGTCTTGATTTTCTTCCATATCATTTGGATTATCTATAAGGTTATATTTAAACTTTACTTCCATTTGACCATCTTCTCTTTCGTTGAAGTTTACTTCTCCGTATTGATAGACCAATCCCGAAAATTCTCCGTCATTGATTTTGATTGCGCCAATTTGAGGATTCTCTTTTGAATCTGTAAGTTCCCAAATCTTTTTAATCTTGTTCGACATCTGTTGATTCCTCTAATTCTTCTGTATTACCATATTTAAACTCTTTTGCCACAGCGGTTTCAAGTTGTTCCATTACATCTTCTGTAAAATATTTCTCTGGGTCGTTGTTGATTGATTTTTCAAATGCAGTCTTGCCATTTGGTAATTCGATACGAGTAGAAACTTTCTTGAATATTCCATATTTTACTGCGATTGGAACAAGACCATAATAAGGATTCAATCCTGTATCATAATTCAATTGAACTTCTACTTCTTTATTTTCTTTGGTGAATCTACCTTTGTAAAGTTTACATTTAATAATTCCGCCAATAATATCCGTACCATCCTTCTCTTTTTTCTTGGAAAGATAAACAATAGTAGAAGCGGCATACTTCAAACCAGAACCACCGCCCATCTCTTTCATAGGAACATATGCGCCAATAATGCTATAGGTATGGTTAGTCATAATCAAAGGGATACCTGCTTTACCAAGTTTCAATGTAAGAACACGGAATGTTGCTTTGATGACTTGCGCGCGTGTCATATCACGGGTCTGCTTCCCTTCTGCGGTATCTGTCATCTCTTTTTCTGTAGAAAGCATTCCAAGACTGTCTAGAACAACAAACACAGGTTTCTTTTCATTGGTTTCAATGTATTTGTCTACAATAGAAATTGCCTGATGACGAAAACCTTCAACAGTTGCAACAGGGAAGATGGCCACTCTACTTGGGTCTAACCCTCGTTCAGTAATCATATCAGAAGTTACTGCTGATTCTGTGTCAAAGTATAATATCATACCCTCTGGATTGTCGTCAAGAAATTTCTTACACATTCCTAATGCAAAGTAAGTTTTGCCTGTTGCTGATTCACCCGCTAGTGCCATTATTTTATTATTGGGAATGCCACCGTAGAGTGAACCAGACAACAGGGCGTTAAATGCATAAGAACCTGTATCAATGAATCCTGTTACATCACTTCCTTCAACGCCTTCGGAAACGATACCGGCATATTCATTACCAGAACTTTTAATGATGTCTTTTAGAAAATCAGTCATTCTTTTTTGTTGCCTTTTTTCGTATTATTTTCTTTTTAGCAGGGCTCTTGCCGGACTTCCATGCTTCATTTACATCTGGTGTGGATTTATCATCTGCTTTAAATGTACCATCATCTAATCTGGCTCTTTTGTGTGTTCCAAGCATGTTGTCTAAACCATCAAATGCTCTGTCGATTGTGTCTGCGATATAAGTATTTTCTATCATAATTGCTCCTTTAATTTCTCTATTATTGTACCAAGTTTTTTACATGCGTCAAGATGTTCGTTGTAATTTTCTAAAGAACAATTTTTATCATCTTGCATTTCTTTTGTTCTTTGTTTCCATTTAATACACACTTCGGATAATGTTTTCGTTATTACTTGTGCATCGTTAATATCTAATTCAATTTTCATTGCATAAACTCCAATAATGTATTTGGGCATTCTTTAGTAATGCGGTTGTGTGATAATTCGGCATACTCTGGATTTAATTCCAATCCAATATAATCTCTGTTATTATTTATGGATACAATTCCTGTTGTTCCACTGCCACTAAATGGGTCAAGTACAACACAAGGAACAACATCAGATTCGCAATTACAGGTTGGTTGCCATCCTGTGGTCTTTGATTCTGAATATCCAGCATCACCCTTGCCGTTTATTTCTTCATATGCTCCATGATAATCATTTGGTCTGTATCGTGGGTCATCTTTGGGCAATTCGCTTCTTTTAATTCTTGTTCGTTCTACTACTCGTTCCCACGGTTTTCCACATCCTGAACAACAACCTTTTTCTGATGTACCTGCAAGAATACATGGTTCAATTAACTCTGTTGGATAAACGGCAAAGTGTGCGCCGGGAAAAGGTTTTGGTGCAACATGCCATACACTTCGTTTGTTTCTCTTGGGATTTTCTTCCCATTCTTTTCCTACTAATCCTGCATGGTCGGCACCAAGCAATTCATTATGTTCTGAATTATATTTTCCGTTTGTTCTATCTCTTGTTCCCCAATTACCTGCATCTTCTTTTATTGCTTCGTTGTCATAGTAATACTTTTTATTCTTTGCCAATAGGAAAATATATTCGTGTGCCTTTGTACACCTATCCCTTACTGATTCTGGCATAGGATTTGGTTTTGACCATATAATATCTTGTCGTAAAATCCAACCGTCATCCTGAAGTGCAAGTGCAACACGCCAAGGAATTCCTACAAGATTTTTTGGTTTTATGGTTGGATGTTTTGGTTTTTTACATTGACCAACAGCACCTTGATTTGTTTTTTGTTTGCCGCTGATGGTAGAATCTTGACCTCTATTATTCCCACCGCCCATATAAGTATCGCCAAGGTTTAACCAGACAGTTCCGTCATCTCGTAATACTCTATGAATTTCCCTAAACAGT